AGCGCGGTCCGGATCCCGCCGGCCTCGAGCGCGGCGAGGATCGTCGCGAGCTCCTCGCCGAGCCGGCTCACGCGATCCCCGTCGTCGCGTACCGCTCGAGGATCGGCTCGATCGTCGCGATCGCGTGGCCGGCGACGCTCGGGAGCTGCGCGTCGTCGGTCGCCTCCCGGCTCTTGAAGGTGAACACGCCGGCCGAGAGCGCGGCCCGCACGAGCTCCGGCGGGAGCGGAGGCGACGTGTACACCGCTCCCTCGAGGCGCGCGTCGATCCCGGCGTTCACTGCGGCCGCGCACAGCTCCGACCAGTCGATCTCGATCGGGGAGCCGGGAGCCGCTCCGGCGTGCGCCAGGATCGCGGCTCCCGTGGTCCACTCGGCCATCGGCGGCCTAGCTCTTCGCGGCCGCGCGGCCGACGACGAGCGTCGACTTGACGATCCCGTCGGGGATCGTGATCACGGGCGCGCCCATCCCCCAGAGCGCGACGTTCTGGCCGAGCTTCGCGACGTCCTCGGCCGAGATCGGGAACGGTCCGTCCTCGTGCCAGCTCGCGGCCTCGCCGTTCGTGACGAGATGCGTGCTCCCCGTGAGGAACGGCGCGCGCACGATCGGGAGGCCCGAGACCTCGATCCGGAGCGTCGAGGCCGTCGCCGTGCCGGAGACGTTCGCCGTGCCGTACGGCGACGGGAGGAGGCCGGGGAGGCCGCCGAGCCGGGCGAACTCGGTCGGCGAGACGAGATCGACGGTCGCGGGGGATCCCGTCGCGTCGTCGACGAGCGAGCTCGCGGCGAAGAGGAACGCGCGCACCGCGGCCGCGTCGGCGTCGGCCGCGAGCACGAGCGTCTCGCCGGCGCCGGCCGCGAGCGCGGCCTCGAACTCGGCTTCCGTCACCCGCGCGTAGCCGATCCCGAGGATCCGGAGATAGGCCTCCCGGTACGCGGGCCGAGACCTTCGGATCAGCGCGTACGAGACGTCGCTCCCTCCGGCGTAGGTGGAGATCGGCGAGCTCCCCTTGAGGATCTTCACCTTCACGCTCGTGATCTCGGTCTTCTCGGCGAGCTGCTTCGTCACGAGCGTGTCGAGATCGAGCGCGGGATCGAGGTACGGCCAGTCGATCTCCATCCCCGAGTCGCCGAGCGACGCGGCGCCGCCGGTCGCGGCGATCGCGGGCCGGGGCCGCTCGAGGATCCCGCGGATCTCGGAGAGCCAGGCCGGCGCCATCACGCCGGGGTTCTCGGGGGTGATCTGGTCGACGAGCGCGCGCGCCAGGAGCGGCGCGAGCTCGGGATCCGCGTACGCGGCGTCGGCGTACGCGCCGAACGTCGGCCAGCGGCCGAGCGGGGAGCTCACGGCGCGGCCGCCGGAGCCCTCGAGGATCGCCATCCGGCCGACGAGATCGCGGCGGAGCTCCTCCATCCGGCCGAGGAGCTCCGGCTCGTCGACGCGCCAGGCGCGCGCGCCGGCCGGCGTCGGCTCGGGATCGGGGACAGGGGTCGGCGTGGGATCCGGAACGGGATCCGGCTCGCGCTCGGGCATGGTGATCGATCCTCCTCCCGCCGAGCGAACGGCGAGCACTTCGGCGCCAGGGTAGGCGCCCCTCTCAACGATCCCGACGCGTACGAGCGTCGCGGCTTGACGTTCGATCACGCCGTCGACGACGCGGCTCGTGATCGGGCGGAACACGGGAGACGCGGCCCGGTACACGCGATCGCGAGCGAGCTCGAGGAGCTCGTCGCCGGCGCGCGTGCGGGAGACGCGGAACGTGCCGTACTCGCCGTCGTCGCGGTCCTCGAGCGAGACCGCGCGGCCGGCCAGGCGCACGCCAGGCTCGACGCCGTGCGGCCCGATCGCCTCGAGGGAGACGTCCTCGGGCCGCGTGCCGCGGAACGCGCCGCGTCGGAGCCGCTCCGGCCCCTCCGGCGTGCGGCCGACGACGCCCCACGGCGCGATCCGGATCTCGACGAGCCGCTCCTCCTCGGAGCGCACGAGGAGCTCGCCGTCGTGCGCGGCGCCGGTTGCTAGCTCGAGATCAGGCACGGGCGAGGCCTCCGAGGATCGGCGCCGGCATCCCGGCGCCAGTCGGCCGGCCAGGCGCCGGCGGGACGGCCGGCGGCGCCGGCGTCGGAGCGAACGGGGCCGGGATCGGGAGCGGCGCGTCGCGCTGCCAGCCCTCCCAGCGGTCGACTTGCTCGGGGGTGATGAAGCCGGCGCGGAGGCCCGTCTCGTAGGTCGTCCAGCGGGCCGCGGTCCCGAGCCGCTCGAGCTCCGAGACGTTGAAGCGGACGGCTTGCGTGCCGGGGAGGAGATCCGAGAGGCCCTCCTCGATCGGCGCGAGGTACACCGGTTGCAGGGTCACGCGGCACAGGGTCATCAGCGCGTCGGCGATGTTCTGGTACGTGAGCGAGCTCCCGCCGAGCTCGGCGAGGAGGAGCTCCGCGGGGAAGATCCCGAGGCCGCGCGCGACCTCGAGCGCGCCGTACTTGCGCGTCTCGAGGAGCTGGCTCGTCGACGGATCGCCGGCCGTCTCGTGAAGGTCCCAGCCCTTCGGGAGCACCGCCGGCGAGTGATCGCGATGCCGCTCGATCCAGCGCGCGCGCACCGTGTCGGCCTTGACGTCTGTCAGCTCGCCGTCGTACTTGAGCGTGATCGACGGGACGGCGCCGTTCTCGAACCAGTCGCCGGCGTACAGCTCGGCGGCCAGGATCCGCGCGAGAGCTCCCTCGATCGCTCGGAGCGGCGAGCGGCCCTCGAGCTCGCCGGCCTTGCGGCCGATCGAGATCTGTTGGCTGTCGCGGCCCGGCACGAGCTCCCGGCCGGCCCAGCTCACGCGGCGCGAGAGCCGGCTCTCGTCGGCCCAGCGGACGGCGACGTCCTCGTACGGCGCGACGATCGCGAGCTCCGGCCAGCCGGCCGAGTTGCGGCCCGTCTCGGGGAGCCAGAGGAGCGCGTTCCCGTGGTCGAAGAGGGAGCCGCCGAGCTGCTCGAGCCACTCTTGACGCGTGATCTCGGGAGCCGGCCGGAGGAGCACGCGAGGCTGCTCGGCGAGCTGGTAGCCGTCTCGGAACGCGACCGGCTCGAGCTCGGCGAGGAGCGAGACGAGGAGCTGCCTCCCTCGAGCGACGGCCGGGATCCCGAGGTAGTCGCCGAGGCCGAGCTCGCGCTCGATCACTGCGTGCTCGATCTGGCCGCCGAGATCCGACTCGCTCGGGCCGGCGAGCCAGGAGCGGAAGGATCCCCAGAAGCTCACGAGCCGGAACGATACGCTCGAGCGGGGGGACAGTCGAGCTAGAAGATCTCCGGCTGCGGCGCCTCGGCCTCCGGCGAGAGCGCGCCCCAGCTCGCCCAGGCCGCCGCGCGGAGCGCGTCGATCGGGCCGCGCGACTCTCGGATCGAGAAGTACCAGCCGCCGGCGTCGAGCCGGCCGCTCGGCCTGGCGCGCCGCGCTTGGATCGAGAGGAGCGGATCGTCGGCGTGCACGAGCCGGCCGCCGACGAGCTCCGAGCGGAAGAGCTCCGAGCCGCTCCGGAGATCGCCCGGCGTGAGCTCGAGCGTCGGGAGATCCGCGGCCTCGGCCCAGCTCCGGAGCGAGAGCGCGACGCTCGAGGCCCGCGACCACACGACGAGCGCGGGAGCCCAGCTCGCCCGCACGCGATCGAGCGTCTCGAGGAGCTCGCCGGGATCCACCGTCGAGCCGGCCGGCGCGACGAGCTCCGCGGCGACGCCGACGAACGTCGGAGCGTCGTCGAGCTCCGGCTCGATCGCGACGGCGATCGTCGCGTGCGCCCAGTCGGGCGAAGCCTCGAGCGCGAGCACGACGCGCCGGCGCGTCTCGGGGAGCTCGCCGGCCTGGCGCGCCCAGACTCCCGGCGGGAGCCACTCGTCGGCCGCGTCGGCCCAGAGGTTGAGCCGCTCCCGGCGGAACGTCGACGGCGTGAGCGCGCGCAGCTCGTCGCGAACCGTCGCCTCGGCGAAGCTCCTCCCCTCGACGAGCGCGGGGGAGCTCTTGCGCCAGGCCCGCGGATCGTCGGGCGCGTCGTCGTCGTCGGCCGCGTACCAGCTCATGCCGAAGCCCTCGGCCGGCTCGGCTCCCTCGATCACGCGCCGGCCTCGCTCCCAGAGCGAGCGGAGGAGGATCGAGCGCTCGTCGCCGGCCGACGAGATCTCGAAGATCAGCGGCTCGGGCCGCGCGCTCACGGTCGGCTTCAACGCGGCGTAGGTCTCGTCGTCGCGCTGCGTGCGCACCTCGTCGAAGATCGCGAGATCGATCGAGTAGCCGCGGAGCGCGTCGCGGGCCTCGCGGCTCGTCACGTGGTACTCACGGCGCCAGCCGGCGACGGCCGAGCGGATCCCGAGGTACCGCGTCACGGCCAGGCCGCCGCGGGCCTCGGGGCCGAGCCGGCGCGCCAGGGGAGCGAGATCGGCGCGCACGGCGTCGTACGGGATCCGAGCTTGCGAGCGGTTGTACGCGATCCCGTACAGGAGCGACCAGGCCGGCCCGACGTCCGTCGTGAGCGCCCAGCCGAGGAGCGCGCGCACGAGCGCGGTCTTGCCTTGCTGGCGCGCCGTCGAGACGAGGTACTCACGGTGCACGAGCCGGCCGCCGGCGTCGACGGCGAGAGCTCGGAGGATCGCGCGCCTCTGCCAGCGGTCCAGCTCGAGGCCGAGCTCCCGCCGGGCGAACGCGACGACGAGCGGCCCCCAGCTCCCGACGACGCTCGGCGGGAGCGGCGTCTCCCAGCGCGGCGCCGGGAGAGCTAGCCGCCGAGAGCTCGTCGCTCCCTCGCCGAGAGCCGCGGCGCGCGCGGCGTCGAGCTCCTCCTCGGCGACGTCGACGTCGACGCCGGCGCCGGCTCCTCCTCGAGCTCGGCCAGGCCTGGCGCGCCGAGCTCCCGGCCGAGCTT